ACTAATAGGTGTTAGTAGTATTATACTATTATAACCTATTCTTTCATCTGATATCGTGGTAGTTGTAGCATTGCCTGTAGCTAAAGTAATTGTACCAGTATTATTGCTTTTACCTTCTACAAGGTTATTAACTACTTCTGATATTTCTCTAGGCTCTGAACCACTAGGGTTTAGCTTACGGTACATGTCCCTAGACATTATCTATTTCCTTGTTGCTCTATATCAATATCTGTACTAATAGCTGTTGTCCATAGCCCTGTAGGTATAACTTTGAATCTATGGTATCTACCTGCTGAACGTAATGGAACTCTTCCTTCAGGTGACATAGCTACAGGAGTGCTAAATGTAATTGTATCATCTAATTCTTTGCGTGATGCTACAGCTACAGAGGCAGAGCCATTGTCTATTGCAGGTCTTGCTAGTGTGACTACTGAGTTATATCCTTGCTCTATATCGTATGTAATTAAACTAGGGGTAGCATTTGTGCCTGAGAATGTATAGATATATCTTCCATTAATACCTGCAAATAAGAACTTACCACCTGCCCATATACGTGAGTCAAATGATGTTGTAATACTGTCTACAGTACCAAAGGCATCTAATCCTTCAAGTGTAATACCTGATGTTGCAATAGAAGCTACTTTAGTAGTAGTTGTATCGCATATAGTCCATTTTTGAACTTGCCAATTATAGATAAGTAATGACTCTGCATTATCTTGGTTGTAGAAATTCCATACTACAATCTTACGTTCTGGGTCAATAGCTGCACTAATAAGGTCAATTTTGTTTAAATCAACATTATCAAAGAACCATCTATCTATTTTATTAGCACCAATAGGTGTAACAGAACGACCATCACAAGCATAGAATCCGTTATCGGCTAAGAAATATGATACATTGCCATATTGAGCAATAGAACCACCTGCCATACATCCTAAATTGCGTGAAATGGTGTCAAACTGAAAAAACAATGGTGAACCAATATATGTCATACGAACAATAGCTCGTTCTAAGAATACTAACCCAAACTCGCCACCAGTTAATCCTTGTATATTACCGCCATCGCTGACTATTTGATAATCAGACTGTGAACCAGCTCCATTTACCCAATTGGTTTCGTCATTAATATCTGACCATTGTACTTTGTTAGGGTTTGAGCCTGCATCTAAATTACCTACTACAACAAAGTCACGCACTACTGTAATGTATTTAGCTACTGGTGCAGAAGCTCCAACGTCACCAAAATAAGATGATGAGCCAATATTCCACTTTTGTATTTTACCTACATTATTTGTAGCTAATACTGAATTACCAAACTGAGTAAAGTTCCATGTAGCAACACCGCTATAACTTCCAGTTACTACTGTACCTGTTGCAACAGCACTAGGAATGTCGGCATTTATTTTAGCGTATGTGAATGTTGATGATGTAGGAACGGTAGTAATAGTGTATGTACCATCAAAAGTATTATTACTTGCGTCTACTGTAACTGAATCACCAATACTATATCCATGTGCTCCAACAGTTGTAATAGTAGCTACATTAGATGTTAAAGCGACATTAGTAATAGTTCTAGCAACGCTTTTAGATACGTCATCAAGGCTTAAATCAGAGCCATCAAAAATATATAGTTTGGATGCACTTGCAGCAAACAATTGAGTAGTCGTGTTAAACTTACCTGCAAATATATTTAATAAATCTTCTGAAGCAGCACCTGAATATGCAACTGGAGTAGAAAATGGAATATAGCCAACAGACGCAGGTACTACATTAGTAGCATCTTGTAATGATTCAATGATAGAAGGCTGGTCAGGTAACCATTCACCTAATATTACCCTTGTCGTAGCCATGTATTATTGTCCCCTGTTACTGTTGTCCATGTGTTTGAACTTGGTGTTACGTCAGTCCATGTGTTTGTGTCAAAAGTGGTATCTGACCACTCTTCACCTAAAATAGTGCCTTTAGCAATAATTGTTGCTGTACCTACAATAGAACTTGTACCATCCCATATAGATGAAGCATTGCAAGTTACTGTAGTGTCGCAAGTAATGTGACCTTCACCTGCATACTGAATACCACCGTTAGCTGTAACAGTAGCATCACAGAAAATAGAGCCAGTACCAACAACAAATTTTTGAGCATCAGCCGTTACAGTTGCAACACCAGTAATAGAGCCACTAGAAGTCTTAATGACTACTGAGCCACTAGATACAGTACAAACACCTGTAATAGCTCCAGAAGCCTCTCTAATTGCATAAGCATAAGCAGATACTAAAGCTGTACCGTTTACGCTTCCTGATGCTGTTCTTATGCGAGTAGCATCACTTGTAACTGTTGCATTTGCTGTAATAGCAGCAGAGTTTGTTCTTATTCTTAAAGCGTCAGCAGTAACGGTAGCGTCAGCAGTAATAGAAGCTGTGCCTAGTACAACACCGCTTGCTAGTGAGCTAAATGCTACTTGTGCAAAACTAGCAATTCCGAACATAGGTTATCCTATTCGTAAAGTATGTTAATACTACCTGCATCAAATGTGTCTGTTCCGTTTACTGTTGTGATGCGAACACGGTCTAGTGTTCCTCCAAGAGCAAGATAACCGCCACCAAAAGAAGCATTTGTAGTTACTAGGCTTGTTGCATGACTAGAAGCCCAAGTATTTCCAGTTACATTAACTAAAACCATAGAACCACCAATTACATCAGCAGCAGTATTAGTAGCCATTACAAAGCCAGCAGTTACACCAGTTGTCGCAGCCTGAATAGAACTAGAACCAGTAAGCATGGCATAGGATGAATATCCGCTAGTTGTAAAAGTAGTTGAACCTATTTGAATTAATCTATTGCTTGTTCCGCTTGTACTTACACCAGCAAACATCACAGTAATTCTTTTAACCCATGAAGGAATACTTGTAAAGTCTACAGATGTGCCACTAGCTGTTACAACAGTCCCACGAGAAATACCGTCATATACAGCACCAGAGTTAGTTGTAACTCCTGCTGAACCGTTTAAAGTAATAGCCATAATTTATCCTTCATACATAATGTTAATTGAACCAGCATCGAATGTATCTGTACCGTTGACTGTAGTGATGCGAATACGGTCTAAAGTTGCTGATAGTTCTTTATTTCCACCAAAAACAGTTGTTACATATCCGCCAGAACCTGTAGTTGTGCCTGAAATAACCCATATATTACCTGATACGTTTGCTAGAGTAGCTATTCCACTATATATACCAGCAGCAGCTTGGTTTGCACTAACAATAAATCCTGCACTATTAGCATTACCGCCAGTACCAGAGCCACCAGAACCGCCATATCCAGTATTTTCAATACCGCCAGAATCACCAAGCTGGACTAAGAAAAATGAAGTACCATTCGTACTTACACCATTAAACATTACAGTTACACGTTTAACCCAACTAGGAATACTGGTAAAGTCAATGCTTGTTCCTGATGTTGATGCTACTGCTGTACCTTGTGTAAGTAAGCTAATTGTACCTGTTGCTGCTGGTAAAGTAACTGTGTTAGTTCCTGCTACTAATGGGGCTGATAGTGTAAGCGTACCACTTGTATCACCCGTCAAAATTACGCTTGACATGATAAACCTCTCAATTCGTCTAATGTTGTTGCTGTGTCTACTTGTTTTGTAATATCACGAAGTCTTTGTTTCTCAGCTACAATAGCAGATGTGTCTGCGTTAGACTCTAAAGCACGTTGAAATGCTACGTCTAAAGATTCAAGTAAAGGTTTACGTTCTACTCTTAGTCTGTCTTTAGTAATTTCTTTAGCTTTGTTTATATCAATAATTATTGCCATGTCCATGCACCCCTAAAAGTTCTATCTGTTGGTATTTCAGATACGTCTACAATATGATATTGTTTGCCAGTTGGAACATCTTTAGCAGCAATTTCTTCTATAGTCATAGTTTCAAGAGCTTCAGGTGTTGGAATAATTACTGCTACTCCACCTTCGTCATTTTGATATATTATTCTTTTGTTCATTTTTTGTCCTTTTGATTAGCGGAATACTGCAAGGTTAAGTTCAATAGTATCTTCTGCAGTAGTATTATTATATGTTGTAAATCTAAGTGAAGTGGTTGTTTTATAAGTGGAATAAGAAGCAGAAGATATATAAGGCATAAGATGTACCTGAGAAGAACCAGAAACATCCCCAAAAACATTAGAATAATTTACATCAGGCATAGCTGTTGTAAAATTTACCCTGTAATCACCTACGCCATTATCTGTAATACTTGTAACATTACCACTACCACGAATTGCTACTGTACCTGTTCCGTTAAAGTTTACCCAAGCACGACAAAATGTGCCAATGGTTGTTCCTGCACTATCTTGAATTGTTGGTGGTGTGCTTGCTACACCGTTTTTAATTACAAGTTGACTTGTAGAAGCCGCCTGTAAATTATCTGCTATGACTGTACCTGCCATGATTTTTCCTTATAAAATAACCCAGCGTGAACCGCTAGGAACTGTTACTGTTATGCCTGAATTGATAGTCAAGTCACCTACTGAAGATGCTGATTTACCAGCAGTAATAGTATAGTCT